ACACCTTTTACGAGTTATCAAATTATTTAAAAGAAAACTTTTTAATTAAGGTTGAAGCCTTTTAGAGCATCGCTTATTTATGTGTTATTCCTCCTTAATCTAAAATTTCCCTAATAATTCTTAATAAACTTTCCTTTGTAACCATTGTCGGTTTATTGCCCGTTCCAGATTTTGGATTCTTTTTTTCGGCTGCTCTTTTCTTTGCGCAAGATGATTTCTTTTCAGCATCACTCATCTTACTAGCAACACCTGCCGCCTTACATTTAGGATATGCACCCTTATCATCAGATTCTCTGCCGCAAGGCGGATGCTTGCCATTTGAATCTTTTCTACATATATTAACCCATGGTCCTTTTGGTTGGTTGCTACCTTTTGGTTTTTTCTTATCACCAAACCAAACTCTTAAATCTTCGTTCAAAAATGCTGGCTTATTTTTCATAATTTTTTATTTATAAATATACTAAAATAAAAAAAGGGCTGCAAAAACTTGCAACCCTTTCTATTATATCAATATAAAATTGACTATCTTAACTCATTTAAATCAAATGTTCTAACACCATCAACAGTAATTCTACCATAGAAACGGTTATTAACCATTTTCTTAGCGTAACGTGTCATTATACCTTTGATTGGTGTAAAGTTAAATGGATTATACATTGTTGGTGTTAATTGTAGAGGTACATATGGTGCGTAGATATATCCAGTGTCAAGTAAAGATGTTCCTTTATGACCCATTAAAATTGTATTTGCTGGGAAGTAAGGATCTCTATAAACTTGGTAACGACCAGCTAATGTTCCAACTCTTTCAATACCCATGTTATATTGGTCTTGTTCAGGTGAAGCATTTGATACGTGGAAGTATTCCAAATCATCAAAAACTGCACTAACCTCAGAAGAAACAACAATCCAGTTAGCACCACCCCTTAGAGTTGACTTGTGAATTTGTGCTGATACTTGGTTAATAGTTGTAATTAATGTTTGATTCCAATCTTTCTGTGTGTAAGGGATAGCGTTTGTACCCAATCTCTTCCAACCATTGTAATCCCAACGTAAATTCCAAGCAGCACCTTTTCTAAGGTCTCTTAAAATTTCTCTGTCAATTTCAGCTGCAATTTGCTCTGATAATAAAGCAGTTAATTCTGCTTCAGCATCAATGTTATGGAATGCAGCAACGTCTTGTGCCATTTCTGGTGACCATTGTGCTCTTAACTTTCTTTCTGTTACAGAAACTGTAACTGATTGTAAATCAAAAGAAACCTCACCAATTTTATCTTCAAATTCTAAATTTTTGTAAATTCTATAACTTGCAATAAAATCTGTAGCAGCAGTACCAGCGATAGTTGTAGTAAAACCAGTATAACCATCTAATGAATTCACACCAACAGTTGCTGGTCTTTGTAAATCAACTTCAAGATAAATTATACCAGCAGGTGTTGATAAATCATTATATGATCCACCAGCTGTTCTATCATTAGGGAATGTTGATGTTCTTTCGCCACCATATTGAACAATACCTTTACCATATTTTTGAGTAACTACTCTAAATAATAATGGATTTCCAATACCAGCTGTAGTTACACCAGAGAACGCACCCGCAGTAGTCGCAGATATACTTAAACTTGACAAGAAACTTTCGTTGTCCATTGGATGACCATCAGGCCCGATTAATTTACCCGCACCATCACTTGTAAAACCAGACAAAGCTAATAAAACTTTTCTATATTCACCAGCGCTATATCCACTAACTGCTAAATTAGCACCACTCCAAATAACAGTAACAGAAGTAGCTGTAACTGCACTAAATTGACCTTTTGAATAATCATAAAGACCTTCTGGGTTCAAACCTGGCTCATTACCTTCATAAAATCTATCATATAGATTTTTACCAGTACCATCATAACCAGTAGTTGGTGTTTGATTATCTGCTGCACCTGGTGCACCATAAGGTGAATAGTGTGCGCCACTATTTGCTTCCTGAATTAAAGGTACAAAGAAGAATAATTTACCAATTGGTAAATTCATCGCTTGAACTGAAACAATTTCGTTTGCTAATAATTTTGAGAATACTCTCCTAACTATTGGAAACACAACAGTTTCAAATGCACCTGTGTCAGATGTTGACGCAGCTTCGTTTATTAAATGTGACGCTTGATTTTCATATAATTGCGCTACATTTTCTTTCAAATGACCTTTAAGACCTTCTAAAAATCCTAATTTATTCCATTTGCTAATTGTGTCCTCTTTGATAACTTTTAGGTGTTTTAACCCAATATTACCAACAAGACCAGAATCTAATAATGCTCCCATTTTGTATTATTTTTTTTATTTTTATTTATTAACCTAATTTTGAAATTAAATCTTTCATCCTCAAAAATTGTGGATTTTCATAAGTTTTAGATTCAATTAAGTTAGCAGATGAACCTGTAGATGCAACATTTGTTATTTTTCTATTTACAGATTCATTAATTGTCGGCTCAACACCTTTAGATAATTCATTTTTAATTGAGGAATATAAATTTTTTGATTCTTGTAATGATTGAACATCATCAAAGCGTCTCAAAATATTTATTTTCTCTTTTTTAGTTGTTGAATGTTCAGTAAATAATCTAGTGGCATATGCCAGATTTGCATTAAATACGGCTACTTCAGTTAATTTTTCTCTAAAAATGTTTAATGATTTTTTATAATCATTATTTTTTTGTTTTAAATCAATAACTTGATTTTCTAAAGCCTCTAAATGTAAATTTCTATTTGGTGTTACGCCTTTTCTAAGGCCTCTTCCTTCTTTACTGCCCATAGCGTAAGTTCTTGATGCCTCTTTGGTTTCCTTTCTTTTACCAGTAACTGTTTTCATTTTACCGTTAGTATTTTCGGCATTTGTATCGTACTGGAATTTTGGTTTTCCTGTCCCAACTTTTTTAGGACCTTCTTTCTTTTTTTCGTCAAAACCTTTTGTTGGCATTTTGTACTTAAACTTAGGACCTTTTTTACCTTCACCTAAATAGTTATAATTCTCACCAATTGTGTCATTTCCACCACCTAAACAACCCATTTCTTGTAAATAAGAATATACATCAGAAATTGTTGCTTTTGGATTTTTTTCTAAATAACTAGCAGTGCTAAAATTAGAACAATCAAAATCTTCTTCATCTTCCATACCCATTTCCATATCATCTTCCATATCCACATCCATTTCATCTTCCATATCTACATCCATTTCATCTTCCATATCAAACTCTTCTTGTTCATCCATTTCAATTTCGTATATAATTTCATCTTTATTTTCGAAGATTTTATCAATTGTTGATTGAGTATCATCTTCGTCTAGTTCCATATCATAATCTTCTTCAACATAATCACCCTCCATATGGTCATCTTCATCTAATTCCATATCATCATCCTCTTCATCTTCGTTGTCATTAAAATATTTCAAACCAAGTCTTTTGCTCATAGCATAGTCCATATCAACATCTTCGTTTTCGTCATCAAAAGGTTCAAAATCACCTTCTTCATCGTCGTCATTAAAATATCTCATACCATATTCTTGAGCATCAAATTCCATATCATCATCCATACCAGAACCAAAATTTTCTATTTGTTCTCCTAATTTTATTAAATATTCAGAATCAGAATCTTCATCTGTTAATGAAATATCCTCACCATTTTTAGATATGATAATACCATCATCACCATCCATAGCTTTAAATACTTTTAAAAGTTCACTTTGTGAAGCTCCCCTCATGTCAATGACATCATCATCCATTTCCATATCATCCTCATCTTCCATGCCCATTTCCATGTCATCTTCATCATCCATGTCCATTTCCATATCATCTTCAGAGTCCATTTCCATATCATCTTCAGAATCCATTTCCATATCATCTTCAGAATCCATATCTATATCCATTTCATCTTCGTCTTCTTGCTCATTTAATGATTCCTTAACTAGTTCGTTGATTTCTTCCTTCATTGTTGAAGAAAGTATTCCTTTTGCGCTTTCTGAAAGTACATCTTCAATTTGTTTCATTTGAATTAGTGCTTCTTCTACTAAATTTTTTTCAGGTTGCATAGTTTTTTATTTATTTTTATAATAAATATATCAAAAAACAAAAAAGTTACTGATTATCAATATTTTTTTTAAAATAAAAAAACCCCTAACATTATTTATGCTAGGGGTTTAAGAGAAAAACAATTAGTTTTTATTGGAAAACTTCATCAATTTTTGATTCTGACACAGCAGTTATTCTCCATTCTTGTGTGAAATTTTGATACTTTTCAGTAACTTTTGCTTCAACATCTGTAACAGAATAACCTTTAACTAATTTCTCTTCTCTTACTTTTTTCATTTTACCAGTATTCTCATCAGGTAGAGAAAAAGTTAATCTGGCAACAAAGAATTTTTCATCCATAGGTATTGTTTTTTATTTGT